CTCAGACTTGCCCGGTATCAGTGGTGGTATCACTGCACACTCTGGAACAATCGCAAAGACAGCACACGGCTCAGATGCCCAAGCAGGAATTGTGTTTGGAACTATGATCAAACCTTCAACGGTTAGTTTGACTGGTGGCACGCTTGGTGGCGCACCGTCAAACAAAATTACCAATGGCTATGATCAATTCGAGGACTCTGAAACTGTTGATGTAAACATCCTCGTTGGTGGTGGTGCGACTGGTGCTGATGCGGTGTCAATCGCAAACATTGCAAGTTCCAGAAAAGACTGTATCGCATTCTTCTCTCCACCCGAAAATGCAGTTTTGACTGACGGAGCCGCCTCTCCGAAAACGTCCGTTGTTGCGACCGCCAACACGGTTGCTTACAGAAAAGGAACGAACGCAAATGTCTCCGGTGGGGATGTCGATTTCACATCTGGAAACTTGAACATTGACACATCCTTTGCTGTCATGGACAGTGGTTGGAAACTTACCTTTGACCGCTATAACGACAAGTTTAGATACATTCCACTCAGTGCTGATACCGCAGGTGTTACTGTTCGAACGGATATCATTGCAGAGCCTTGGTTCTCACCAGCAGGATTTAACAGAGGTCAAGTCCTCGGTGCAGTATCTTTG